GTATTACTGCCTTTGCCCTGTGTGTTGTAGCCAATTGCCACCTCATTCGCCACTCCTGTTCCTGACCCTATGGCATTAGAGCCAATGTAGATGCCTTGATCCAACGTAGCAATATTGCCTCCTGCTGAGTTTCCTATCATGACATTATCGTTTCCACCCACCAGACCAAAGCCTGTCGTCCATCCTACAGCTACATTATTCCCGCCAGTCGTTACGGACTTCAGGCTGTTATAGCCAATAGCAATATTATCCTGACCTGACGTCGTAGCCCCCAACGCAAATGGAGCAATGGCTACTGACGTATTTGTGGCGAATAAGCCCGTGCCAAAAGGCAGGGTGTTGATCGTGCTACATGTCAGCGACGATGCTACACGTATGGTACTGGCGGATAAGGAGGAGATGGTAGCAGTGCTGTAAACGGTTAATGTGCTGGTGAACAGCGTAGAGTAAATGTTTGTCCCACCACCTCCACCGCCCGCTGTGCCTAACACAGTAGACCCTGCCGTGTTGAGTCCCAGGTACTTATTAGATACGATGGTATCGCTTGGGGTATTTCCTAAGCGGATTTGGGGTGTGGACAGGATATCCGTTGTTGCATTGTACGATAACGCTGTTTCACTGTAGATACGCTGAGTGGTGCCTGACCCCGCCATTCCAGACCCCAATAGATACATATCACCTCCAGGTGGTGCATCTATTTGCAGGTTGGTTGCCGTGTCAGCATTACCAGTTAAAGCACCAATGAACTGTGGGGCGGTAATGGCTTGTCCAGAGTTGATTGCTCCAAAGAACTGAATGGGGGCGTTCGTAGTTTGCGTCATGGTGGAAAAGTTTATCGTGGAGATATTGGCTCTATTCGTGGTCAACGTGGATAGCACGGTCGTCCCACCAAAAGTGGAGCCTGTAATAAGGGAAGAGGCGTAGATGGAGGATATCGTCGCAGTAGATGCAAGAATCGTTACCGTGGAAAGGGTGCTGGGGATTCCAAAGGACGGCGTATAGGAGATTGCTTTGCCCAGTGTATCCAGGGCAATATAGGTAGCGGGTGTTCCTGCAACTGCATTGGTGAGATAGAGCGTTCCTGTGGAGATCGTATTTGTAGAGATTCCCGTGGTGGAAATAGACCCTATCGTCGCCCGTGTTGCGTAGGCGGATAGCGTAGAAAAGTTAGAAACGTTTTTCAAATCCTGTCCCGCCAGATCTACCGTGGTAGAGGCGTTCGTGTAGGGTACATAGTTGCCTGGAGTGATCAATGTACCGTCATCGTATATTGCAGATGCATAAATCGTTGTTAATCCGTCAATTGTATTGACAACAAGGGCATTATTCTGTAGACCGTTGATGGAAGCCATGCTAATCTAATGAAAGATTTAATCTATGTCTAAATAGACAGGATGAGCGGGTATGAGATAATCAGAAGCTATACATTATTCTTAAACACCCGCCAGGCAAATACTGGTAATTCCGACAACTGTACCTTTCTTTTTACAACTCCTATTGTCTTAACGAATTCCAGTAATCGGTTTCTTATCAGTACGCCCATGATTGAACTACCGTACTCGTTTTCTCAGGTAAATACTACCAATTACAATTTACCCTATAGCTATACGGATACCAATGGTGCAGGGCATTCGTTTAACTCCTCTACGATGAACATCCCAGAAGGCAACTACAACATTAATGCACTGCAAAGTCAATTGATTGTATCACTGTTAGCGGATATTCTAATCTATGTTCCCACATCTACCCTATCCGCCGCTAACTTTGTGTTTAGCTACAATGCCCAGACAGGATCTACCACAATGAGCATGACGGGGTTAGCGTATACCGTTAGCATTACGTTAAAGTTCTCCTTATCCTATGTGCTGGGCATCATGAACGGGTTTCCTCAAGTAAACCAGACCTTCGGTACCGCAGTTACGCTAGTATCGCCCAATAAAGTAATGGTCAATCCTATTACCTCCGTGTACATCCGCTCCGATTCGTTGAAGTTCCAGAACAATTATGAGGCTATCGTGCAATCGTATCAGAACTCGGATGTTGTCGCTAAAGTCCCAGTAACTACGTTACCTAATAGTATTATCTACTTCCGCAATGAGCAAAAGTCCATGATTAGCAATAAATTTATTCCATCGCTCAACCTCTACGTTAGCGACAACTTGTCTACTACGTATACGCTGGACATGAACGGCGTGAACTACGGCATCTGTATACAGCTGGATGAGGTGCAATTGAAACCCACCAATGCTTATAAGGATATTATTGGCGTTCCGACACTTGCCCCACCACAAGCACTACTACAACAACGGGATAAATTGTTGGAAGACCTCCTTACACAAAGGGAGAAATTGGAGCAAGAGATTGCAGAACAGAAGCGATTGAATCAGGAAGAGGTGAAACAGGCACAAGAGAAACAAAGCCAAATAAAATCTTCCCCTGTATAAATGAGTCATCTACATCACGGCGGTAAACAGTACAAGGCATTTCTCCCGTTTGTAAACAATACGGTAAAGCACGTCGTACGGAACTATCATAGTAATGAATTTGACATGGCATTCCATGGCAAAGCCCCGTCTACGGCATCCCCCGTTCTTGGAAAAGCCCTGCACGACGTGAATCCGATTAAGATGCACGGCTATCCAAAAGCCCAGCAATCGCTCATGTACGGGTGGGGGCATGGACTCCCCCGACTCCCGAACGATCCCGATGCTATGCGAAAAGCCGTCCACAATCGTCGCTCATTGGTGGAGGTGGACAACTTGGACTATTCTAACTACTATGATTTTAAGAAGTAATTTTGCCAAAATAAAATAGTAGCAATGAGTATAGAAGAAGATGGCGACTCATTTTACTCAAGTGAATCAAGAAGTCCATAACTACATGACTCAGGATGTCCCGCACAGCCTGAAGTCCAACAGCTCGGCTCAGGCGATTAAGACCCGCAACCGCATTTTTCAAGTGTCGTCTACGTCGCAATCGCAGTCCAGCGGTGGCTTGGTGTTGTTCCAAATCCCGCCCAGTAACTACAGCATTTCCCGTGGAACGGCTGCTCTACGGTGCCGCATTACGGTGACGGGTTCGGGCTTTGTGACCTCGGGCTGGGGTGCCGCTACTTCCGTTGGTTTCCAGGGTGCAGGCACGATTAACTCCAACTTTGTACCATCATTTGGCAACGGTTACTCGTGGATCAACCGTATGACGCTCTACGGTGCTAACTCGGCAGTAATTGAACAACGCAACTATTTGAACGATGATTTGAACTTAATGTTGATGCACAACGCCAACGCTAACTATTTGTTGGGCGATGCTCAGCTCCTCTGCGGTGTGGGTTCACCTTTTACGTACACCTCTACTACGTCCGGTTTTATTGATTTGGTTTTGCCCCTTCCGCTAAGTATGTTTAACTCGTCTACGCAAGACGTGCCTGCTTACCTACTCTCGGCACCATTAACTTTACAAATTGACCTCGCCAGTGTTGCTCGTGCTTTGTACCGTGGCTCTACGGCTACGATCACGGACTACACCGTCAGCAATACGTACCTTGTGTACCAAGCCTGCGAACTCCCCGCCGCATTCATTGAAGCCGAACGCATGGCAGTGAAGACTCACCCTTTCATCATGAATTTGACTTCTAACATGGCTGTCCAAGTCCCCGCCTCAGTGTTGACTTCATACACGCTGGGTCTCAACGCCTCGTCCGTTCGTGCTGTATTTGTCATGCCCTCCAACGGTGCTACGTACGCCAGTGCTACGCAGTTGCAATATGCCCGTGATACTACGGATTCTGCCACGTTTAACGGCTCAGGTGTTAACGCCATTGTCTACGTGGACGGTAACCAAATTAACTCGGCTATCTTTGATACCCCGCAAATGGTCTTCCAGGGACTTAAGAACGCCCTGCATCACAATCTACAGGGGTCTATCATCTACTCCTCCCCCGCCTGCACTCCTGCCACGGCTGGGTCGCCAACTACTAACCCTTTCATGACGCAGTTCTACGCTATTGGCTGGGATTTGACATCATTTGATGACGAAGCCTCCTTGTTCGCAGGGACTGCCTGTACAAACGTGAATATCCAATTGACAGGGTATGGCTCATCGGGTGCTTCGTACCTGAATACTGTTATTGTTTGCTTTGATGTGCTGGTCGCATTTGAAGCAGACGGAACAATTCAGATCAAGCGATAATCCCTTTGAATAAGTAGAAAAATTAGTTGTTATTCCAATATATGCCCCTCTTAGTGGCTTTTATTGAGATAATTTATTGGAAGGCACGCTTAACATCGCCAAAAGTAGATTTGGAGTCACACGGTTCTAAGTGCAAGGAGAGAATGAAATAAGCAAATTGTGCGGATCCCCATGTAGCGGTTTTATCAATGGTGAATGGTGCAACGACTGCCGCAGGATTGGTATTGATGGATTGTCCGTATTGGCTTATGGAGACAGAGAGATCAACCTGCCCATTAATGGTATCAATTTCAAATTCCCGCCGTCCATATACATCTGGCGACATGTTATCACTGTTAGTGGTAAACGCTAAGGTATTTTGTGCCATGGCAGGGAACAGAAAACGGGATGATCCAATGTAGATGATTTGGGGATTCTGTCCAAAGGTAGTCGTATTATAAGCCCCAGATTCAATGTGGAAGCCATCCACCTTTGCCCGATAACGCCCACCGTACAGATTGCAATTACGGCTAACTATTGCCTGTGTAATGGAGGTAGTGGATGCGGTAATTTTACTTGTGGTAAAGCCGTTGGTCGTTTCATTGGAGTTATCTAGCAAATCGTCGTAAGTAACTACGAATTGGACTAAAGGCATTTCTATATTGATAGGATATTTTTATTCGGACATTTTTGTCATCTTGCGGAAATACGTGGGGCGTGAGCCGATCAAGTTCACAGTTAAGAAGGGGTGATCGGATTCGTCGGCGAAGCACTCGTCAAAGACTTCATCGTCTATTGACCAGTCCTCCTGGATGGCTTCCCTCTCTTTGAGGTTATTCGTCGGAAAGATGTAGAGGAGATCAGCTTGTTTCCTTAGGGATGGGGCGATGTTTTTGTAGGACTGTGAAATGACGATTAAAGAGGCGTTGTAATGGCGATGGTTGTAAAATAAATTGGTTATTACGTTCTTTTTGAAACCGCGCGGCAAATCGCTCACTACATCGTCTAATATAATCAGGTTGTAGATAGGCGGGAGTTTTTTCTTTATTTTCATCTCTTTCATTTTTTGCTTGGCTTGTTCGGCTTTGATGTAATCCAGGATAGAGTTGATATTCGGTTCGGTAAGGGCGGAATAGTATTTGCCCTCCTTGTCCAACTCCTCTCGGAGGGATTGTGTCTTTTCTTCTTTGGACGGGCTGATCAGAAAGATATTGCCAAAGTACCCCCCAAAGAGCTTGGGAGAAGATAGTAGGGATAACCATA